CTGCTATTTGTCCATCCTTGGCATATCTAATATCAGTTTCCAGTTTTCTTTGATGTTGAGTACATTCATACATGGTAAGATGTTTACCATTAGGTAAAGTATATCCCCTATCATTATCAGCCATTATCTTTGCAAGCTGGGCATCTGTATAATTGGGATTAGCAAATCCAATAATGATTGAATAAGTAAAATGCCTACAATTACAGGTTCCTATATGACGGTCAAAGTGATTATATAATCTACCCTGTACATCCTTGAAAGTTACATCTTCCTCACCTTGTAACTTTTCATATTCCTCATTACTGAATTGGTGACCTTGTACAAACTGATGGTCAGGAGCTGGATTCATATGAACAGTAATTTCCTTACCATCAGCTCCAAACTGTTTACCAGTTTCATCCTGTACTGCCTGATTAACCATTCTTACGCCATCCAGTATATTTCTTCGAACAGCTGTATCCAGTCTTTGAGTATATGTTCTACCACTTTCAGGATTAAATTTTACATACCTTATTCCCGAATCCGCTAATTGTTGGATAGTCCTTCTCATAGCAGTATTATAATCAAAAGTACCACTTTGAACTGCCTGCACTGCCTCATCAATAACACTTTGATAAGTCTTGGATATTGATGTAGGTTTTAATACCTTAGGATTCTTTAAATCCCTTATCATAAATGCCTGCGACTTTGACATATTAAGATAAGTGTTAGCAGTTTCATTAGCTACTGCATTTACAATCCTTTGTAATGGGACATTCTTGGCAAAAGCAATAAATGATTTATGCCTATAATCATAATAAGGCTTGGTATCCAAGTAAGAATCATATGCAACAGACTTTATTAACTGTTTAATATCTCTTACTTGATATCCAGTTTGACGAGCGATTTCAGTATTGATTTTCTTAACGTCCGCTCCCATCTGTAATATTCTTTCCAGTCTATGTATATCAGAGGGTAAAAGACGACCAATCTCCTTTACCCTCTTACATATTAGTTCAATGACATACTCGTTTATTTTTTGTTGCCTGTCTACTATTGGTTGAACAAGATTATCAATAGCATCTTGGGATAACATACTTACTCTCCTTAAACAATAAACTTGTTATGTTCAATTTTTACTGCGTCCTCACTTACATCAATATATCTTCTTGTAGTACCAATATCTTCATGTCCTAACCAAAATTGTATTGACTGTATTGGCATACCTTTTGAAGATGCAGTTGTGGCACTTGTTCTTCTAATCCTATGTGGGTATACCCTATCTTCTATACCTGCATTAACTCCCAGCTTATGAATAATAATTTCTATTCTTCTTACACCTAAAGGGTTATGAGGCTTTCTTTCTGACAAGAATATATAATCACTATCACCTTCCCTAACTTTTAAATACTTCTTCAAAGCAATAACTGCCTTAACATTTAGAAAAGATGTTCTGTATTTTCTTCCTTTACCAAATAAAGTAACTTGTCTTGACTCAAAATTAACATCACTTATTTTAAGCCCAGCTAATTCAGATACTCTTGCAGCAGTAGAATATAATAACTCTACCATAGCTTTATCCCTTGCAGTTGTACAAGCTGCTCTTAACTGCTCCAGCTCTATGTCATCCATAGAATGTCTGGTATTCTTTTCACATTTGATAGGCTTAATTAAATCAACCGGATTCTTACTTACATAATCATTTAATACAAGCCATTTATAAAATGCTTTAATAACTGTTCTTATGTTATTCAGTGAAATATCTTTGATACCAGTGCTTGTTTTTACTTCCCATAGATATTTTCTAATGTCCTGAGTTGTAATCTCCTTAATGGGCTTACCAATAGCGAAAATAAAGTTGTTTAAAGTATACAAGTAAGAAGTTAATGTCTTGTTACTTAGTCCTTCTATTTTCCTTGCTACTAAATACTCCCTCACTTCCCTTTGAATGTCGATTACCTTTGTTGAAAGATGTGTTTCTTTTTGTACTAAGTCATAATCCTTAAAATACATCATTAGTTGCTGCTTAATTACTGGCAATGTTTCATCCGGTACTTTCCCATCGAATTTAAGCATTAGATTGTTTAATACTTGTTCCTGCATAAATATAATCCCTCCTATTTGAGTACACAAAGAGAAGGGAATATGTTATAATGTTCCCAGCCCTTCGTGGTCAAGAGATGAACGATTTGGTTAGCTGCCTTTGGTTCATCTCTTATTTTTTGTTATGGAAACATTATACTAGATATTTAATTTTTTGTCGCATACCCAGTAGGACGTAAAATTTCTTCAATTTAACGAACTAAGTTAAAATATTTCTTTGTATAGCTTTCCGCATATTCTGTTGCATCTTTTTCTACAAACTGGTTGTAATAGCCATCTAAATCATTGTAGTAAGATATATAGTTTTGTTTACTGGCTTTTACAGCTCTTCCATAGTCTGTATCATCATTCATGTGTTCATATTGGTAATCATGTCTTACTTCATGCGCCATTGTTTTTACTGCCTCTTCATAAGAAGTAATAGCACCAATATTCACATAAATGTAATCTATACAATCATAGTAGCTGGCTATTACTGGCCACTCTTCACAACTGTAAAAATAAAGTTTAGGAGTGGTCTGTAATTCAAGCTCTTTTGATATACAATCTGTGAGGTTAGTGATATATTTCTCTTTTGCCTCTTGTGACAATTCAGGAAATTCTTTTGCTTCGACAGGCAAAGAAAAGATAATCACAGATACTACAATGGTGTAGATTATCGCAATCCACTTTGCGACTTTATTTGTTATTCTCATTTGTAATCTCCTTCACCACATTTAGTACGTTAAATTCTTCTTTTGCGAAACAACTACCATAACAAAATTACTAACACTATTACTACAATGGTGTAAACGATTAGAAATGTGATTGCTACTTTTCTCATAAACTAATAATTTCATATTCTGTTAACTGGACATTTATTGTATCTCCATCTGGTATTACTTCGTTAGTAAAATCAGTTATAGTATTTCCGTTTGTTCCAAAAGTAATTTTCTTTATATTATTATAGCCTTGTCCTCCACTAGATAACGAAACAAGCCTTAACGAATTGTCACCAGCCGCAAACATAAAATTTAATGCAACATTTGAGGATTTAGTTATCATATTCCCATAATTGGGTATGATCGTTCCAAGTACAGGTGTATATAGTAGTCTTGCATCTGCTCTCCAATTATTAGGTTTATTTGACCAATATGATATTAGTGCAGATGCCAACTCATATAATTTTTCTTGGTAAGTTTTTACTCCATCACCGACAACCCCTACCGAACCAATCTTAATGAGCTGATAAGTATTATTTACAGCACTGTTCAAAGCACTAACATCTTCCGTCAACTCCTGATTAGTCATGGCGTAGGGTTCGTAGGTAGAATCTACTATGCGTGCATCTCTGAACATTGGCTTGAATGTAACATCCACATTAGAATGTGGGTCAGTAACAGTTAATGCTACACTAGTTATAAATGTATTTGCCGGTATTTTTATCTCTGATGCACCTGCAACATAAACATGTGCTGTTCCACCAGAATCTCGCCAAAATACGTCTATCTGTATTCCATTTTCAACTCCACCAGATGCAATAACATCAACAGGAAAAGACTTATTAAAATTGCTATAATAGTAAATTGTAGCAACAGTCCCATCTGTTGAGCCTGTTACATGAACACTACCATCACTTTGCCTAGCAAAAGTAATACCATGAGTTACCACAGAATCACTTGCCATTTTATTAGCTAGTAAGTTTTTCGCTCCATAGACATTAACCATAGCATTAACTTCGTTCGTTAAAGTCTGATTTTCCGTCCTAAGTGTTTCAATCATTGTCATTATATCATCAGCAACTTTGATGTTATAACCAGTAGTTGGATAAATAACAAGTGTATCACCTACAGAAATTGGAGTTGTTACTTCATACACTTTCTTACCATAAATAAGATAAGAACCTAAAACATGAGGAAGAGTAGCCGTAGCTGTTAACTCTATGCTATCTTCTATATTTGCCAAAGCTTTATTATCTTCTTGGTCTATACACTGCTTTATTTCAGTGACCAATTCAATAAATGTTTTCATTTTGCCTCCTTCCTTACTCGTCAGTACCTAAAATTTGTTGTATATCAGCCCATTCATCATCAGGAACTCCAGGTGAACCATCATCTCCCTTGTCCCCTTTGTCACCCTTTGGTCCTTGTGGTCCTGTTTCCCCAGTATCACCTTTTGGTCCTTGTTCGCCTTGAATACCCTGGATTCCCTGCTCACCTTGAGGACCCTGTTCTCCTGTATCACCTTTTTCTCCCTGTGGACCGGTAGCTCCAGCAGGACCTGTTTGTCCAGTAGGACCTTGAGGACCTACAAGAGAATCAAGCCATTCCTGTTCAGTACCTACAAAACCATTGTCTACTGCTATTTGGTAAGCTGATTTTCCTTGTAATCCTCCAGCTCCCTCAAGAGCCTCATCCGTATATTTTCTTGCAGCTCCAAGGGCTTGTTCAGCAGTTATACTCATATTATACCTCCTTTACTTACCCCAGTTCCAAGTTCCGTCGGACTGCATCATACCAATGTCAAGTGCAGCTGAAGTTACAGAACTTCCAAAGTCAAGTTCATATCCCTTGGGAAATCCTATAATGTCATCAGTAGTAACTGTACTCATCTCAGCCTTAGTATCTGAAAACAAATCGGCTGTGACTTTCTTGTTAATTTCATCGACATTAACAATTTTATTTACCTTTACTGCCATTTTTATTCCTCCTCTTCTTGATTATTTAGATTTGTTTGTAGCATTAGGTTTTCTTCCATGGCCTGCCTGTTTTCTTCTTCAATTCTTATAAGAGCCTGTTTAGCCTGTTCCTCTGTTTCACCAAAGTACCACATTCTATTTTCAAGCTTACTAGCAAGTCCATTCTGTTGAAGTGTCATTCTCTTTCCCAGCTCTGTATCAACATCAACTAAGATTGAATCATCCCACTCATATGAAACATTGTATTGTCCAGGTGGTGTTATCTTATACAAATCACAGTATACATTCATGATATAAACAATTTCATCAAGTGTATCCTGCAATGCCAGCTGATTATCCAGGTTGTCACTGTATGTTCTTTGCTTGAGTATCTTCAATTCAGTAGCTGTCTTAGCTTCTACTGCTGGGTCACTTATTGTACCCCTTGATACTGCACATACATCTTCAATTCTCATAAGAATTGTATTCAAACCAGCAGTGTAGGAACCATCACGAAGTGTAGGATTATGAGGCTGATAAGTATCAGATTCACCAAGGTCAATTTTCCTGTAAAGTCTTTGTTGCATTTTACCTAATACAGAATGGCCTTCAATATGATGTCCATCCCTGTCAGTACCACCTTCAACGAAGTTCAAAGCATCACGGTCAATATCAATTGCCATTTCTCCAGCTTCGTACTCCCATAGAAGTCTACTGTACTGCATATCCGCATCTTTTATAAGTGATTTTGCTCTTGAAAAGCCGCTGACTCCCAATGGACTTGAAGTGTCTATATTATTTGCTTGAGGCATTCTAAAGTAAGCAAATAAGGGCTGGTCAACAGGACCAATAGTTACTTCAGCTTGCATATCCTTCCACTGGGAAACCTCTGTTAAAGAAACTTCCTGTCCTAAGTCCATGCCACTAATATCACCCTGAGTTTGATTATTAGTTGACTTAAAACACTTATTGACTATCTGTACTTGCTTATTTTCCCACTTATGATATTCAAGTCTTCTGTATACGAATTGACCTTCAATTACAGTTTGTATGAATGCAGCTTCAGTAATCCTATTTGAATTGTCAAAGGCCATAGGATAAAAATTATCCGCCTGAATACAGTCAAAGATGAAACTCCATGTTCCATCAATTCCCTGCACTGGGTATGGCTTAAATACCATGCCACCTTTTGCTACTGCATATTCAAACTCTTTACGAAGTTTCTTTTTCAAAACCTTGTACTGTTCATTCAAATAATCAGCTCTTTCTGTTGGACCAATTGGTCTTTGCTCCTTAATTGTAGGAGGCTGTGCTGACGGTATAATGTTTCCCAGTACATCAGGTTTCGGTTCTACATATTCAGGATTGGCAACTTCTACTTCTTCCATAGGAGCTGTGATTTCACTTTTAAACTCAAGTAATGCAGTACGAGCCTTTTCACTGGCTATCATAGCTGGTAAACCAAGACTTACAACTCTTACAGGGTCAGCAGCAGTTGGTTCTTTTATCCATTCAGCCTGATTCTTATACATATCCGACCATGTTTGAATTGCTTCTTCCATTTGACTGGATATGGCAGGTGCTACATGCAATGCCTGTTCAATTGTTCTTGCTCCAATCATTTTACTCACTATCTCCTTTAATTTGTATGCTATTGTTGACCATAAGGACATTACATATTTCCTCCTTGCGGTGTATATACTACTATATTTGGTGAGGATTTACAATTTAAAAATTCTTCTTTGTACTGGATTTATCCATGTGAAAAATGTAATTGATAATCCTTTCCAGCCCATCTAAAAGACTTGTAGGCTCAATGTAACACTCACAGCTTTTACACTCTTTATCACAAAGACCAACGCTTCTTTTCTGTACGCATTCTTTTTCTTTGTCTAATACAAATACCATTTCAGTAGTGGTCATTTCTTCCTCCTCTTAACCCAAATTGTTGTATAATTCTTCTTATCCAATTTTATCTTAGTAACTTCAAAGGAAGCACTACTGGACATTATAGCTTCTCCTTCGTCATACCTACTTCCTCCTAACCTACCAACCTTAGCAGCCTTATCTGTACCTTCGTCCAGTCTAATAACTACCTTGTAAGGTTTTGAATCACTTTGGTTGTTTCTTGCAAAAGACTGGGCTATTCCTACTCTAGTAGACCAGGAAGCTAATTTACCTTCTGAAAATACAGCTCCAACCTTTAAATTGTCCAGTTCTGTTTCATTCATACTCAGTCCCCGACTTAATTTATTAGTTATTGGTGGGGATTGTGATATAAAAGCCTCAATAGCTTTTCTATCAGCTTCTGAAACTGTATCATTTTGAATTGCCCATCGTTTAATAGCAGGTGTCCAATCTTGGGACGTATAAGTTTTAGAACTGCCAATTGAGCCCATATCTTAATTACCCTTTCTCTTCCAATACTTTTCAAGTGCATAACGAACTGCATCAATACTATGGTTATTTGCATCAGGATAAGATGATATGAAATTACCTTCTTTGTCCTGTTCATATTCGTACTGGCTAAACTCTTTCCAAGTATATGGACATCTTTTTTTGTCAATATAAATATGGTTCATGCCCTGCAGCCACTTAATACCGTAATTAACACTATCCGGTCCTTTTTCCGCTGGACGAATAAATGCTCCATAAGCCTTGAAGTCAGCTATTGCAAATAATCCACCACCACCTGGGTCAGCAGTTACTAAGTCATTATTAGTTACCAGTTTCCTATCTTCATATATATCATGGTAAATATTCTTTATGCGGGATTTGACTGTATTGTATTCGTCGAATATATAAATATCTCTTAGGTCTGTATCAAAATGTAATTTAACAAACCTGGTAGGGTCAATAGCAAATCCCCAGTCAATTCCCTGATATAACTTGTCAAATGTTTGCCACATAGGAACTTTCTTAATTGTATTACCATACATATCAGGAATATCAATAAGCTGTTCCATATCAAGTTCACAGGCATTAGGAAATACATCTCCACCAGTACCAATGGCATGACCTAAATATTCATGTTCGTATGCCCTTGGATTTGTTTCTTTTAGTGCCTCGGCTTCTTCAATGAACTGTTCTCCAAGCCATTCCCTTGGTACCATTGTATAGTCAGTTCTAAATACAATAGTAGTTGCCTGAAGTCTTGGCTGTATTTCACACTCCTCAGCATATTCATTAGCCCAGTTATTTTTTGATATGGGAGGGTTGAATGACCTAAAGTCCCAAAAGACAGTTCCACCTCTCATTGTTGACTGAGTTGTTTTTCTTAGTTCTTCTGGTCCTTCAAATTGGTCTAACTCCTCGAACCAAGTAATGCCTATATATCCTCTCTTTGGCTTGATAGACTTGATTTTCCCTGCATCATCCAATCCTCTGAAGTAAATACGCTGTCCAGTACGTTTTAATACAATATCACTTGAATAAGTCTTTGGTATTATAAATAAGTCTTCTAATCCCAGTTTGTATATTGCCCATACTATTTGTGAGAATATACTTGTTTGAATTGTATTACTTACTTTTCTAAAACATACTGCGTTCACGTCAGGATGGTCTATCATTATCAGTGGGATAAATAAACTAATAGAGGATGACTTTAAACTACCTCTACCACCTGGTAATACATAATGAGTATGGCCATGTTGTAAAACATCTTCTAATAACTCATCATATACTTCAGCAATACAATCTTCAAGTTTAATATTGTATGTTACTGGCGCAGGCTTTACTGTCCAAAAATAATCACTAATTACTGCCATGTTATGCTTCCTTCAACTTTTGCCATGTCTTTGGTCCTACCATGCCATCAACTTTTACATCATTG